CTGGTAATGGTAGCTGTGGCTAATGTAGAGGCTGTTTCCAGCGGGAAGTTACTGCCTTTTATCGTCATGGCAATAGAAGCGTCACCAGTTTCCCCGCTGAAATTAAAATCAGGCACAACCCTGTTGATCATTGTAAACCTTTCACCGTCACCAATCTCTAAGTCTCCAGACTCTATGTATGCCGTCAGTGCAGAACCGTCATCGTCATATCCGACTTCATGGCTGTAAAGATAGTTAGCTTCTGTGTCAGTTGTCACGCTGGAGGCTACTGGCCCATCCAGAACGCCCGAATCAAGCCAAGCTCCTCTTGCAAGGGTTCCCACAGCCCACAGGTTTTCTTCATAGTTGTAAATGACATAATTCGTTATGTCCGGGGTGCCTGCCCCAGAAGGGTAAAACCAGATAATTTCTGAAAAAGCATTATTTTCAGCCGCAAACACNTTAAACGCCTGCGTCATGTTTATGCCGGAAAACACATAATCCTGTACAGAACAGGGGAGNTTTTGTACCGCCCCGTTGTAGACGTANAACCCTGTCTTGTCCATGAAGAAGACATTCCCTCTGGCATTAACTGCCGCATTTGGGGAAATCATCGAAACATCTGGGCTCAGGGAGGTGAACTCAAAAATAAACGGGGCACCTACAAACCGCATGGAGTGCAGGCTAGTATCCGTCCATATCAGTATTTCCTGTCTGGTCTGAACCGCACCAACGATAACTGATCCCGAATTGACTCTGACCCCGCCAGCGGTATTAGTTGCCGTTGGAGTCCAGTCTGCCGCGCTTTCCTGATCAGACCACCTCACTAGCAGTGGATCTTGGACGGCAGAGCCTAATGTATTAGAACCAAAAGCAATAACATGCTGATCATTATCTGAGACTAAAACCTGTGCAGCAGCCGTTGGACAATCTGATGCTCCCCCAAGAGAGGTGATATCCACAGCTCTTGTGCCTACCCCTGAAGACTGATCCCAATAATAAATGCCGCCATTACGGACATTAAAAATTAAGTCTTCCCCAAAGTTATCTTGGCTATACAGTCTTAACTGTCCAGCAATACCAAGGGCTGCGCCGCTTCCCCAAGTTCCATCTCCCCACGGTGCTGCTCCCCACCCTACTGCTGACACATAAGTATTAAGGCCGGTAGTAATCTGGTAAGCCCCCACCACAGAAGATCCGCCATTGCCACTATCACTAGAATTCGCAGTAACAGTGTCCCCGCTAGTATCTTTAGCGACAATGGTATAAACATTCGCACTAGAAAGCGCCGCGATCTGATATTCCTGATTCAGGACGGCAGCCGTAATAGTGCCGCCCAGACTTGCCGCACCGGAAAAGGTGACAAAATCATTTTTAGCGGCACCATTACTAGCGTCAGTAACAGTTACCGTGGAAGATCCGTTTGACGCGGAAAATGTTACATCCCCAGCCGAGGTGGTAACTCTCAAGGGGGTTATGTCGTTAGGCTTAACGCCTTCTACCACATAAAATTTTAGGTTTGTTCCCAGCCCAATATACTTAACAACCGCAAGAGAAGCCCAAGCAAATGCAGACCTGCACACCCCAAGGAAAGAGCTTTCAGTATATTTTGTCCACCCGCCTATCTTTTCAGGCCTGCCTTTTCTAAATCTGATCTTGTCAGAATCAAACCAGCCAGAATCCGCAGTGTATTCTGTGCCCTCCTTATTTACACCGGGAGAGAACTGTATTTTTTGCAATGGCATAGTTAGGCTCGGCGCGAATTCAGTTGATCTAGCATCCCGTTGAGGTTTGGCTGTGCTGCTCCAACACGACCACCCCGCGCAAACCCCGTGTTGTATCTAGCCAACCACTCTTCGTTAGAAAGAGCTGGAGGCAAAGAGGAGCGTCGCGGCGGAGGTATTGAAGCCATTCTAGGCGGCGGAGCCATTCCAGTAAGCCCCGGAAGGCCTTGGAGACCTTGCTGTCCCATAAGCCCTTGGAGTCCTTGGAGTCCTTGCTCTCCTATGAGCCCCTGAAGACCTTGCTCTCCTATGAGCCCCTGAAGACCTTGGAGTCCTTGTTCTCCTTGTTGTCCTACTTGTCCTACTTGTCCTACTTGTCCTGCTTGTCCTTGGAGTCCTTGGAGTCCTTGGAGTCCTTGGAGTCCTTGAAGTCCTCGGGCTCCACGCAAACGAGGATCATTCTGAATCGCTGATTCCATCCCCTGATACGTTAGATAATTGCTAAGATCGGGCGCAGCGTAGTCGGGTAAATCCGCTGCGGTTAAATAACCGCTAAGGTCTGGCCCTTCGGCACCTTCTAATTGTCTTAATCTTGCTTGCAGTTGGCTAGGGTCAAAAGGGTTAAACTGAGGAATTTCCCTTCCTTCCAACTCTGCTAATCTGCCTTGCAGCCTCGATGGATCAAATGTTCCTTTGCCTTCCAAAGCAGACAATCTTTGTTGCAACCCACTCGGATCAAAAGGATCGGCAGCGCCCCCCATAGAGCCAAGGCCTTCTAGCGAAGCCAATCTTTTCTCTATTTCTGAGGCATCAAATGTTTGCGTCTGCCTGTTCTGCAATGCGTCGATCTGTTGCTGAAGCCCCGAAGGATCGAACTGTTTAAATGTCCCCTTTCCTGCTGCCTCTGCAAATTCCGAAGAAGTGAATGTAGAAGGAAGCTGCTCACCAGCAGCGGCTTGATCCTCCGCAGCTTCAATTTCCATCTGCCTATAACCATCCATTGTAAGGCCAGACATAGGGCCGTAAGTTGGATGGTTGTAAGTGTAGCGACCGTCCGCATCTGGTGTTGGAGAGCCGGATGACGCAGACGTAGCAGGATTCTTGAACTGCCGCCATTCCTCGTTAGTTACAAAACCATCACTGTTAAGATCGCCCCCTTGCGTGACTGCGCTGGCATTGTGTGCCACCGCTTCTTCGTATGTCTTCCCCTGCCTTTCCATTAGGTTGGCGATTTGACTTTCATAAGCCGCAGACCCTGCGCTAGGCTCTTGCTGAGCCCCTCCCGGTGGGGTGTATGTCTCTCCGGGGAACATCTTCTTGAACCAAGCTTCGTCTGACGTCCCCTCCAATTCTGCATTTCTTCCCTGCGCCGCCTCTCTTGCAGCATCTCCTTGCTCTTGAGTTGTACCCACTCGCTCATGGTAATCAAACCAATTTTCATCTGCGCGTTTGTCCGTCGGATTAGCAGGCACTTCTGGAGAGGGATAACCTCCGCCGAAGATAGGATCTTCGGCTCTACCGCCTTTGCCGCCACCACTTTGCTGGTAAAAAGGAGAAGGAGCGTAGGGAGAAGGATAACCTCCGCCGCCGCCACCCCTGAACCTGTCAAGCATATTCAGCGTTGTGTCACGCCGGTAGGGGTTCATCAGGTTGTTTGGCCCAGACAAGGACTGAATCAAGTTCTGGCTCCTCATGGGAGCGCCGTAGCCCTGATCCCTAAAGGGTATGTTGGTTGGAGTTACCTGCCCCATGCCGCCACCAAAAATTGGCCCCATGTTCTGGTTGCCGTAACCTCCGCCGCCATCTTGGGGCATCATCGGCGCATATCGGTCAAACCTTTGCTGGTAAACAGGAGAAGGAGCGTATGGGTTTCTATAGCCGCGAGGCATTTGTTGCTGCCTTGGAGGGAAGCGTAAGCGTCTGCCAAAATCCATTACTGTCATATTTTTCTCCTATGCGTCAGCTAAAGCTAACATTCTTACTTTTAGTCTTTCGGCGCGTTCAGGCGTTTGACCAGCCCATCTTGAGTCGAGCATTTCGAGTGCAGCCCTTTGCCACTGATAGTCTTCGATAGCCACTTTAAGATTCTTGAATTTACTTAATCCCCCCTGCCCAAGCTGAAAACACATGTTAACTAAAATGTGTTGAGCTTCTTGCGGGAGTTCTTCCCAGTTGCCATAAATCTTCTCACATCCATCAATCGCAATCTGGACATCCCCTTGAAAGAGTTCGTAGCACCTATCCTCTGAGATACGCTGGTCATCAGTAACATCAGCACCAATTCCGTAAACTTGCAGGTCATTTTCTACGTCCGTGCCAAGAACCTTGTGGCCTATCCCCACCGTTTTGTGGTGTTCACTACACAAATAGGCATGGAGTACTCTACCTTCGTCGGCAGAAATTTCTTCATAAACTTGCTTCACATCGACTGTCATTTATTTTTCCCTGCAAAAACTTGGCTTCCAAAAAATACGCTGACCACGCCCCCTGTTGCGAGAAAATACATATTTGCCATGTCTGAGAGCAAGACAGCGGCATCATTCATCCCCAAGAACGAGCAAATAGCTACCCCAGATGGGTATAAAAGCATACCGCCTAGAGCAAACCAAACCATACTGCGTTGAGCATCAGCTTTTTCGTGCGCTGCTTCTAGCTGCTGAAGTCGCGCAGTTGTTTCAAGCTCCTCATCTGAAACTATACCATCACCGTCTGCATCGTATTTCGCGTATTCACTCCCCGGTTCTAGTTGTTTAGGGGTCATGCTACTCCCGGTAATTTCTTCATCTTAACGTAGTTGGCCATATAATGATCTTTGATTGCGCTTCCTCGTTTACCAAACTCGACCAGCTTGTTGTGCCTCCTACACACCCCTAAAACTGGCACTATATCCTTTCCATGCCGGTACTGGGTCACGGGTACGGTATCCAGTATCTTCAATCGTCCACACCGAGGAGCGCCGAAGGTTACAATTTGCTTGGGCGGGATCTCGTCCCTTACCATTAACGCGCCAACAATAAGGGCTACCGCGCCCCCTAAGCTATGCCCCGTTAACTCTATGCTCTTATGATCAATGTCCTGCTCTAAGCACGTTGAAGTCACTTTATTAACAAGCCGTCTGCTGGCCTTGAGAAATCCTGCGGGGCACCAGCCTAGCTCTCGCGTCCACAGAGGGAGGATGCGTATGTCTCGTATTGCATCCTTGGGTTCATCAGTACCCCTGAAAGCAAACACATTACCCTTTACCAGCACCTCAATATTAGCTTCCTCAAAAGTGCTTTCTTGATAACATTCTCCGCAAATACGGGATAATTTCTGATGATTAGTCATCGTTGAGAGCCCTCTCCTCTGGATCACGCTCACAATCTACATGGTCAGAGCTGCGTTTTATCTTAAAGGCACCATTTAAGAAGGGCACTGTGTTAGGTACTTCAAAGCTGTACTCCCTCGTCCCACACACTTGTAGAGATGAGCACCCAGAAATAAATAAAAGGCTAATCAAAAGTAAGCGTCCCATAAAAATCCTTACAATTAGAGGTATTTAGCTAAGAATACGGACGCCAGAATAAAAGGGTAAACTCCCCAAATAGACATTTCCATCCTATCCATTCTTTGAGACCCCCGCTCTAGCCGCTCCTCAATAGCCTTGAATCGGAGCGCGCACTCCTTCTCATGCGTTTCAATCTTGGCGAGTGCATCCTTAGCCATTATTCCTTCGCCTTACCAACATTGATTGCCAGCAAATCGACTATCTTGTACGCTTTTGCAAGCATTGAGTCATCTTTCGGTGTAGGAGTTACCGCAGCAATTGCACTACATGACGCAATTAAAGCCGTGAGAATATTTACAATTTCTATGAGCTGATCCATTTTGATGTCCTGTTATTCAGTGTCGTTCAGTGGATTTTCAAGTATCTTCATAATCTTTTCTTCTAAGTCTTTTCTTAGCTCTCTAGTCTCTGCATCCATCTCTTTGAAGCGGCTATTCATATCACGCTCCATAGCATACACATCATTTCTAATCTCTCTTTGTGTGTCTGCTGATGTCTTTTCAGTTGTCCTTGCTAAGTCCATTACCGCACCAGTCTCTTCTCTTACTATATTAATATCCCCTTTGGCTGTATTAATATCCTCTCTGGCCGCGTTAATATCTTCTCTCAAGTCAATTTTAATGATCTCTGTAAGCTCCGTTAGCCTTACAAGCTCTGTTTGTATTGCGTCTGGCTTTAGATTTGCCAATGTATCTTCTGCTTCAAGCAAACGGCTATAAAGTTCAAAACCTCCCCACAGGCCACCGATCAATGTGCCTAACAACGGAATTATAAACAGCATTTTACTGCCGCTCATTTTTATTCCCTCATATTCTACTTCTGCCATTTCCTTCCTTGTTAGTTTTACTCCTGATTATATTGACTGTGTATCATTGCCTGTAGTTTTCCTTGAGTTCTACCTGCCATCCTGTAAAACCCTGCCACGTTATCAACAGTCTTCTGCCCTTTATACACTTGGGAGCTATCATACCAACTTTGCTTATCTGCCAGTTGTGCTTGTGATGTGTACTCGCTAAACCCCGCAGAATACCCTATATACGAGACAGCGATAGTTTGGTCGCCATAATCGTTAGTGTTCTCGTTGTCTTGCTGTAATTTGTTTAACTCTGCTTGTAAGTTTGATGCTATAACGGTTGAACTAACAGAATCTGCTAAACTTTCTACTGCACTTGATTGTCGTTGCTCTTGGAACGTAGGTGCTTCAACTTCAAACTTAGCAAAGTCGGGCACTGTGTTACTTAAAAATTGTCCTATTGATTGTCCTGCCCCCAAAGCATCATCAAACGAACTCTCAAAGTTTTGATCGGCTATTGTAAAATTAGAGCCATCATCAAATGTTAATTCTTGTTGTTCTTCTTGCTGCTGCTCTTGTTGTTCAGCTACTTCAAAGGCAGTAACTGCTGGGCCGGAATCAACTATCTCTGCTGCTTGTATCTGTACCTGTCCTGTAGATTGCTCTTGCTGCTCTATGACTAACTCGTTACCTGTAGACTGTACTATTTGTTCTTGCTCAGAGCCTGTAGCCGCAGCACTACTACCACTTGAGTAGGAGCTTGAATCAGAACTATCACCTGTTGAACTACCTGACCCATCATCTAATTGTTCTTGCAGGACTTCAGCAACTGTTACTTGTTCTTCTTGCGTACCTCCAAAATCTATTGCCGCCACCACTGCTTGTGTACTGCTAGAACTTGAATCCTGTAATACTGCTTGTTGTTCTTGTTGAGCTATTACTGTAAATGTTTGTTCTGCGCTAGTTGCCGGGCTTGTACCAGAAGCCACAAATCTTGTACTTTTATTTTCTTCTACTTTTTCCTTCTTAAAAAAGGTCTCTTCATCCTCTTCGTTAATGAGTTCTTCTAACTCATCCTCGTCTATTAGATCTTTAAAAGCCTTGTCGTTTTCTAAGTAAATCTCTTCTTCACGTTCAAAGTCTACTAGCTCTTCTGCTTGTATTTCGCTCTCTTCAACAGGCTCCCATGCTTCTTCAACAAATATCTCGACACCTATTGTTTCTTCTAGTATGTAAATATCTTGATGTGTAAGGTTTTGAGCCAGCAGTTCTACTTCCTCTACAACCTCTACCTCATAAAATTCTTCTTCGTAGGGTTCTACTAAAGGAGTCTCTGCTACAAATACTTCCTCAACAAACTCTATGCTCTCCTCTACAGGTTCAAATTCTTCTATTTCGTATGCAAACAAATCTTCCTCAGCTTGCACAGGAGCATAGAAGGCTTCTTCTTGCGCCCAGTACTCTTCTTCTTGCGCTAACATTACTGCATCTTCCAACATTTGCTGCTCTTCTTGAGCTAACATCTCCTCTTCTACAGCCCGCAAGACTTCTTGTTC